GAGAGCGATTTAATACCACAAAACATTGAATTGATATCATAACATGTTGAACAATACTAAGTTTATACCTTCAATAATCAATATACCACCACAATTATTAGGTTTGCTTAAAACTAATTTAAGTTCAAAAACTAAGCTAACAAAATTAACAAACACTGATGTTATACCTTATCCTAATATTGTCCCAATTTATACATTTAAATTAGTTGAATCTAATCAGACTATTAGTAAATTTACAATTTCAGATCCTGAACGTATTGGTGAAAGTGCTTCCAATTTAAGTGAAAAAATTGATGAATGGAATTTTGGAATTGAGCCTAAAGATTACTACAAAACTAGACATGAAGTTGTAAGTAAATGTTTTGGTAATATGGAAACGGATTTCAAGTTAGGAGCATTGTATAAAATGCATGATGGTAGTGATGAAATGACTCCCGATTATATAATTTGGGATGATGAATCTAAAACTTATGTGGTTGTTGAATTAGCAACAGTCACGTTTATGAGTGATTTAGAAGAAACATATTCAAAGAAATTAAATAAATATTTTGATCAAGTTCAAAGAAGAATTGATAAAATTAATGAGCTAATTTTAACAAATAAAACAGCTTTAATGGATCCAAATAATAATAACAATAATGATTCACCACTCATGAGTAAGAATATTACAATTGATGAAATTTTGGATGAAAATAGGAGGAAGTTTATCTATTATGTTGTTGTAGTTGGACCTGATGGTGTTTTAAGTAATTTAGATTTTCCTGATGAATGGTTGATTAGCTTTAAAACACATTATCAGATTGGCACACAATGTGTTACTGTTTTAAAGGATTTATATCCTGAGTTTTTTATAGATGCAAATGATCTTGAATGGTTAAAAGAATTTAAAAATAAGACATCAAAAATAACTCTACCAGAAGAGGACCCTACAGAATACTTAATTACTGAAGAAATGATTTCAAAATGGAAGGATATACAACCAACTCCAGATATGTATCATAGATTTATGAGAGAAATTGGAACTGAAGCACTCAAAAAGATGAGGAAAAAGAAAAATGAAAGTTTGGATGATGTGATAAATCTAGCAAATGAGTATTATCAGAAATGGGATGATTTAGAAGACTCTTTTCCTTCTGGATTAAGAGCTGATCAAAAAGCTATTATGCCTATTGGTATGTTTAGGTTTAAGGCAGATTATGTTGAGTATAGTGATCTGGATTCAGTAAACTACTTATATAATGTATTAAGTTCATATGAGCAGACAACAATGATTAAAATTTGGAAACAAGCTCTTAGTCAAAGATCAGGACAAATTAGATATGGTGAAATGACATCTGATCATCAAATTACAACTAAAGAAATGGAATTGATGGAAAAGGTTGTTGAAAGACAATCTAAAGAACAAATATCTCAAGAAAATAAAGATAAGATTAAAAAATTTAGGATTAGTTTGAGCATATCCACAGATGAATGGAAAGAGATATCATTAACAGGTTTAAAGGGATCTTTATATAGTGATGAAGCTCTTAATAAAGCACATAAGGAAAGATCAAAAGTTCCCTTTTCAAGAAATGTAAAAACTGATGATATTGAGAGATTCATACAAAATGATTTTAAATATTTGATGCATCATGAAGCAGGTGGTTTTTATTATTCACCTGCACATGCAAATGCACTTGATTTGATTGAGTTTGCAAGAGCAAATCTACCTAAAACTAAAGCAACAGAGTTGTGTCATGGTTTTGTTGATGCATTTACTAAGACCAAAATGAGTTCAATGTTACAAATTTTCAGTATGATCATAGAGGAACTTAATTATGGTCTCTCACAATTTTCGTATTCAAATGAATTCGTTTTGAAGCGAGTTAGGGATTTACCTTTATGGATCCTAGCTAGAACATCTGGACCAGATAAAAACATATGTTTTTCAATTTTAGCAGGCAAAGAACTTAAAAGTATGAATTTACCTTTTAAGGTTCCACTAATTGAAAATGAAGATTTTACAATGTTTGAATTTGTTACAATTAATAGACACAAAATATCTCATTACTTGTATGCACCTTGGAGGATGTGTGCAGTGTTTGCTTCAATGTTTCAGGTGTTTGAAGTTGACCCAACTGATTTTTGTGAATTCAAAGCTTGGGATCAAATGGATTCAATGTATAGACATTTGGCAGCACTTATTCTTATTTACTTAGAGGACAGACCAGAAACATCAAATGTGTTAATATTACTTAGATATGCTTATATGGAGATAACTACAGGTTCACCATTTCAGAAAAATCCTTTAAAAGTTTTAACAAAGTTCCCTGAAAGAGTAAGAGGTAGATTGACTGTTTATTTCATAAATAAAATTATAAACTTCTTTTCTGAACAGTTAAATTTGAATCCTAAATTGCATAAACCTGATATCAAAAAAGTGTTAGATAAATCCACAAAGGCATTAAATAAAGTTGCAATAGATGAATTAGAGGGTGCTAAAAGTTTTTTAGATAAAACCACATTGCCAAATTATGGTTGTGTTCTATTTCTTTCATACATGTCACACCTACATAACAAGGAGGAAAGAGATGTTTTCCAGAGTTATTTAAGAATCTTCAATAAAATTATAAGAGAGGAATTAGCATTGAGGAATTGTGACAAAAAACATAGGTTTTTTGGTAGAGAAACTCAATCACTGCATAAGTATGTTGATCATGAATTTGATCCAGAATGGGCAGTTTCTGCTTCTGTTTCATTATGTAGAGTTTTAGAAGATAAGCTTGGTATTAAATGGAAGCAACAATTGGAAGATGAAATTTACACAATGTTAATGAAAAGTAAAACAGAAGATCTAGCTACTTTTAAAAGTTCTTCTGTGCCTCCAAAGAAAGATCATATAGATGTTGATTTTGATAGTTTAAGAAGGAGAAAATGTTCAGAAGCAATTATTGAAGCAATTTACATGGGATTTGTGGATGAAAAGCCATTTTCCGAAATTTTATTGGTAATTGAACAGATTGAGAAACAACATGGTGTTACTGCCCAACTTTTTGAAAAGGATCAGCATGGGGGATCTAGAGAAATTTTTATTTTGGATATTTATTCCAGAATTGCTATACATTTGGTTGAAAAAATTAGTAGAACGATCTGTAATCACTTGCCATCAGAGATGTTAACAAAAGGTGATCAAAAGATACAGAAAAGCAATATGCATTATAATAAGGTTTTTGCAGCAACAAAAACTATGAAAAGTGAACATAGCTTAACAGTCATAGATTCAGATGATGCATCAACTTGGTGTCAAAGGTTTACCATGAGAATTATGTTTGTAACTATATCTAGAGTCTTACCAGATAGTTTAGTTAGATTGGTTGCAAAAATTTTAAATTTTGTAACAACAAAAAAACTATTTTTACCAGATGAATTATTGATGAAATTTTCTGAACACATTGAGACTTTATCAATTGATGAAGGTATGAAAGAAATGAAATATCAATTTCTTGATAAATTGGGAATTAGTGAACATGATTTAATTGATTATTATGGTAGATTTTTGAAAAATTTATCTAATTTCATGCAAGGAATATTACATTACACATCCTCTGTATGTCACTGTGCACATCAATCACTAGTTAATTTTATCAATCTCTTGTATTTTGAAAATGCAAAAAGGTTACAATTGTTACCAACTAATGCAAAATTATGGCAAAGTAACAAAATTAGTTCTGATGACTCATCAACATTGAGAACTATAACTGATGCTAATATTCCTGATCATAATTGGGTTACATTTTTATGTTTTACATCTTTTGTAAAAGGTGTGGCATACACATATTTATCAATTAAAAGAAGTGAAGAAAAAAGCACAATTATGGGATTTACTGGTATTGAGGAATTCAATTCCATGTGGTTTGTTAATAACACATTGGTTATGCCTATTTTAAAATATGTTTTTGTTTCCACAACAGTACCAGTTATTGAAAATATACAAGGAAGATTACAATTATATTCAAATTACTTATCACAATGCATAGAAGCTGGTGTTACATTCTTCACAACAGGTGTATTGCAGTATGTGTTAGCTTTCATTCATTACACTGGTTTAGGTTGCAACACAAATAAATTCTTCCCATTATATAAGGAATTATTATTTAAAAAACCAAGTCCAATTTTTGGATTTTATGTTTTCCAACCTGAACAAATTGCAGGACTTTTTGGACATGATTTTGCATATTATTATTTCTGTTCAAAAAATAATCAATGTAAGAGGATTTTACAAACCCTAATGTCAACCCCACAAGGTATAGAAATTAATGAATGGGGAAAACCACAAGTGAATTTTGAATTGTTGATTGGTAGTAGAAAAAAATATTATGAGTTTTTAGATAGAGTGAGGTTTATAATGCCTAACTGGAGAGAACACTTTAATGAACATCCTGAATTGCTTTTCCAAAAATCTAAGAATGTTCTTGATTGTGTTGCTAAAATTAGAAGAGTTCAAGAGACCCCTAGTTCTGCTGATGCTTTTAGTATGAGAACTGCAAATAAATTACATGCTACATCAGTCTATATTTTGCAAACACCATGTATTGCTTGTTATTTTTATAGTGATGATGAAACATCTAAATATAAAATGTCTCTCATAAAGCTCATGAGAGAGATTGAATTATCAGATGTTATGAGTGATTCTAATTTTAGTTTAATGTTTCCAATGTCAAAAATATATGATAATATAATTAGCAAATTACCTTCTGGTACTGATCACTTTTTAGAAAAGAAAAAATATAGATTACCATGTCACTTAATAATTCACCATTTGCCCAAAACAGAGATAAATGTTAGTGTGACTTTAGGTAGGACTTTATTAGCAAAATGGTTTGATCAAAAGAAGGTTCATGGTTCAGTGACTGAAATCAATCTAGCTTTTGTAGAGTACCAGAGAATGTTTAATTGGATTAAGGGTGGTTACAAGGAAACCATCAATCATCCTGATTTTCCTTTTAAGGATATTCTATCAATGGGAAACTTTGTGATGGGGTTTGTTCCACAAAAAAGAAGTATTAGAGTTCTAGCACCAGTTAGAAAAGGTTTACCAATAACAGTTTCTATCGATAATTTGATCAAAACAAATTTCTTTCCTGGGTATACATTAAAGGAAGAGAATGTCAAGGAAAGAAGTACAAAATGGGATAATATAAATACTGTTTCAAATTTCTATATGATGATGGGAAGTTGCCCTAATGATAAAAATCTTATTAAGGGTGCCATTGAAAATTTTACTAAAAAAGTAGGTCACTTACTAAATGTTGAAAATGAAGACACTTTTATGAGTACACTTAAAATGAACTCACCTAATGATGTTTTAACACTAGCTATACATGAAACTATTTTAGGCTCTGGAGATATGGTTGCAAGAAATTTGTTTGAAATTAAAAGAGGAGTATTTGGCACTTTCACGACACCACAAATAAAGAAAGTCAATTCAAAAACACAAGAAATAACTTATAAAGGAACAGGTATTTACTTATTAAAAATAGATGATGATATTTTCAGATTCCATTTGTATGATGACTTCATCTATCAAATAGATGCAACTAGTGTTTTTAGTTTGAGAACGAACTACAAGTTAATCAAAAGACACTTAATGGAATCCAATTTATCTAGATTGAAAACAGAATTTATTGAGAAAGTGAGTCATGACATGGAGAATTATTATAATCTAGAGTTTGGTCATTTTAGTGAAATTTGGCGAACGGGCTTCACTCCACTAAGATTAATTAGTAAGATTGAAGATCAAACTCAAAATTTGAGATTGGAATGGGGCTTAAATGAGAAAAACATACCAAGATTAACTTCACCTGGGCCAACAGGTAGTCATTACACAGTTCTTACTGCAAAGCCAAATCCATGGCATTTTTCTGAACTTTTATATAAAGAGAATATAAAGAGAATACCTTTCCATGGATCTGCAACAATTTATGTGGACACTTGGTTAGAATGGGGTAGCTTAGAGGTAACCAATAAAGGATTAGGAGCTAATCTTGAAGGGACAGTTAATGATATTAAAAGAAGGCTAAGAAATCCACATGATGAATTAGCAAAAAAGGAAAAGATTTGGCTTAAGACAACTTTACTAATTAAAGCTTCAGTGATAAGTAGTGTGCCCATGATCAATGTAAAATTAATTACAAATGACTCAGATGTGAAAGATGATGTTGAAGCACAAAAAATGCTTGAAAAAATTGAGAAATTGCCTGACTTTGAGTCAGATTTTGACATAAATGCAATAAAGGAAATGTATGAAACAAATAAAAAACTTTATGCTAAAAGACCAGAGCTTAAAACAGCAGATGAGATTATTGAAGATATGCAGGAAATCTCAAACTCATTTATAGATGAGATGACAAATTCTTTAAGAAAAGTTGATTTTACCAGTGAAGTTTTTAAGGGCTATGAAGCACCAAGTAAATATAATATTGCTGCATTGCATCCATTTTGGGACATTATATTTAAAGAGTTAAAAAAGAGGCATCATAATTATTTACAATTAATTTTGTCTCAGTATAAAGTTGACTTTAGTGGAAGTCAAATTGGGCAAGCAATATCATGGATAATAGACAATGACAGCAAACCCATCAAAGAAATGGAAGATGAAGAATTTAGATTCGACAACAATGATTAGACTTAGTGTTCTTATAACTTTCATTGCTCTCTCAGAC